AATCAAACAGAAATTACAAAAAGAGTTTCTGCCTGGCCATACATCGCTGTTTCAGAAAAATAGGAGGCTTGTTTTTTTATATGACGTACAAGAAAAATATGGAATGGGATAGAGAGAAAAAAATCCATAAAGTAGTTAAGGGAAGTAAAGTTGAAAAGCATCGCAAATACATATATAATATGTTATCTGAAATAGAATCAGATAACGATGATAGTACAGAGATAGTTGGTTATAGTTATCATGGTAATAATAATTTTAACAAACGTCGCTAATACATCGTTCATACATCGCAAATACGGAGAATATACATGGCAATAGACTTTGCAGCACTAAAGAAAAATCGCGGTTCTTTTGTTGACCTTATGAAAGAGGTTGAGAAGATCGCACAACCGCAAACACAAGAACAAAAGAAAGATGAGCGCTTCTGGCAACCAGAAGTAGATAAAGCTGGCAACGGTTCAGCTATTATTCGCTTTCTACCCCCATCTAAAGGCGAAGAGCTACCCTGGGTACGTATTTGGAACCATGGTTTCCAAGGACCTACAGGTAAGTGGTATATCGAAAATTCTTTAACTACACTAGGTAAACCGGACCCAGTATCAGAGTTGAATACCCGTTTATGGAATACTGGTTTAGAATCGGATAAGGATCAGGTACGCAAACAAAAACGTCGTCTGACTTATATTTCTAATATCTTTGTAGTAAAAGATCCTGCACATCCAGAAAATGAAGGTAAAATCTTTCTTTACAAGTATGGTAAGAAAATCTTCGATAAGATTAAAGATGTTATGCAACCTCAGTTCGAAGATGAAGAGCCCATTAACCCGTTTGATTTCTGGAAGGGTGCTAACTTTAAACTTAAGATCCGTCAGGTAGAAGGGTATCGTAACTACGATAAGTCTTCATTTGATAATTCAGCACCTCTACTTGATGATGATGCAGAGCTAGAACATGTTTGGGCTAAACAGCATTCCCTTAATGAATTTTTAGATCTTAAGCACTTCAAGTCTTATGATGAGCTAAAAGAAAAACTAGAACAGGTATTAAACGCATCTGGAGCTACTCCACGTGCTGAAGAAGTATCGTTAGAAAATGAGCGTCCTAAAGCAGTAGCTAAACCTACACCAGTAGCTAAAAAGAAGGATGTAAATTTTGATGACGATGAAGAGTCGCTGTCTTACTTTGCTAAGTTAGCTAACGATGATTAGAATTAGGTAGTCCTGACCTCATCCCAGGTACTCGTTATTACATATAACTCAGGCCTGGGAACGGTGACGAGCTAATGGTAGTAATTTAATTTAAATTTTTGGAGAAACTTATGAAAACCATTTTCGCAACTCTATTTGCTGCTCTTTTTTCTGTAACAGCTTTTGCTGCTGATGCCCCTAAAGCTGACGCTAAGAAAGATGCCCCTAAAGCAGAGGCTAAGAAAGAGGAGAAGAAGGACGCAAAAAAGTAAAAAAGCCTTGTAAGCCCGACCAGAATCCTGAAAAGGACGATTGTCACGAAGTTCACAAGGCTGAAAAAGCTAAGAAGTAAACTAGGGGGCGCAAGCCCCCTTTTCATTAAAAAGCTGCTATTCTGTTGGTGTATCGGTCTAATGCAGAGCCAGAATATTCAGGGCGAGGCGTAGGTTTAGTTGGAACGTATTTAGTAGTATTTGAAGACTGTACGTTGTTAGAAATAATAGGAGTAGTTGTATTAGAGTCAGCTGCTACTTGTCTAGACATATCAGCATTTTCAGTTGATGTCTTGGCTACTTCTAATCCTTTTTGGGGTGTAGGAGCAGACGTAACCGGTGCTACTGTACTAGTAGGAGCATTAGCTTGTTTCAATAACTCTTTAGCAGATTTAGATTTCTGATCTACCCCGTACTGTTCTCTTACTGCTTGATATTCCTTCTCGCTAACTTCTTGACCGTTAATATAATATTTTCCGTCAGAATGATGCCCCTCTACCTTACCTTGAGGACCGGCTACTGAAAAGTCACCTTTCTTAGACAAACCGGAAGTTTTTTCAGCTTGGGTATCTTCCATCCCAAAAATACTTTTTATTCCAGCCACACCCTTACCAATAGCACCACCAATATTCTTACCTACTGACGAACCAGATATAGCACCAATAGCACCACCTGCTAGCCCACCTATACCTGCTCCTATAGCTGTACCTACTGGTCCTCCAACAAACGTACCTATAGTAGCTCCCACCTTAGCACCAGCAACCCCACCACCAATGGCACCAGCTGCCATACCAGTACCCTCACCTATTGACCCGCCTTTATTTTCTGTTGCTTTAGCAGCTGACTCTTTTTTAAGCTGTTCACCTTGCTCTGGTGTTATTTCTCCAGCTTTAACTTTAGCATCTATAGCTTTTAATTCATCTTGTTTTTCGTCTTCAGCACCTGTGTAGCCTTGATAAGCCGTATAACCACCCAACCCAACTGCAGCTGCAGCTCCTAGAATTTTACCCCCCGGTCCGGTAGCAAATCTAGCCAACCGACTACCAAGGGAACGACTGCCTGCCTGTCCTGCTCTAGCAGCAGTTCCTTTTTTACTACCTAGTAAGTCTATAGCCCCTGAAGCTAGATCTGCTAAACCCGGTCCTTTGTCTTCTTTTTCTTCTTTAGGTTCTACGGGAGCAGCCGATGTAGGTAGTTCAGCTGGAGTCTTAGGTGTAAGTGCTTCTTTTATCTGCTGTAGTGTTCTAAGCTGCTCTTTGGTAGTTTCAAGAAGTTGTTTAGATAGTTCTAAATCCTGTTTAGAAGAGTCAGCAATTACTTCCTGAGATGTGGTTACATTATCTGATTCCGGGTTAGTAGGGGATTCTATTTTTTCTCTATCACTAGAAACTTTTTGCTCGCGCTCTTTCTTCTCTACTTCTTGGGAAGGTTTTTGAAACAAACCGTATCCTGGTTTATCAGATAAACCGTCAGTTAGAAAAAATTTTATTCCACTAGTTAATTCGTTAACAAAACCTTGATATTTCGATTTATCATCTTCTTCATTAACCCTAGTATCAGCTGCGACTTTACTAGTGGGTGTTACTCTTCCAGAAATTCTTTCCTTAGTAGCAACTGTCATGCTAGGTTTTAAATTAAGAACGTTTTGTTCTCTTACTCGTTTACTCTGACCAGTCAACCTATCAGACGCTGACTCAAAATCTATAAACCCACCTTTTTTAATTTCCTTACCTGATACCTTACTTACAAGCTCCCTACCACTCGTATTTCTATATTGCGCACTTGCTTTATCGTATTCGAGACTACCTTCAGACAATTTTCTTATTAATGAAAGCTCTTCTAAAGATTTTTTTAATACTTCTAATTGATTTTCGGAATTAGAAGTTAGCGGTTCAATATTATAGCCTGTAATTGTTGTGCTTATAGCTTTTAGATTACTATTAACATTAACTAGTTGTTCTTCTTGTTTGTCACTATCCTCACTAGCTAATTTACGATTAGTAGCTAGTTGTTTATTTTGATCTTGCAGTTTTTCAAGAAATGTTTTAAAAGATGGGTCTGAAAGAGATGGACTTTCCATAGTACTCCGTTATAAATGTTTAGCGTTTTGCTGTAACATTTTTAATTTTTCATTTTCAGTTTTAATATAATCCACCAGCAACGAAACGTAGACTTCCCTTTCCCAAGGCATCATACTTTCTAGTTCAGATAAACTATATTTGTGATGTTGCATGAGAGCAAAATTAAGTGTGTAGTAATTCATCAAAGAGTCTTGTGAAAGGGTTATACGAAAAAATTTTGTAAACCCTCCAATCGTGAAATATTATGTTTACCACATTGATTGCAATCTGTTTCTATAGTCTGAACTACTTTAGGTGAGGTTGTAAAAAAGTGTTCTATTTTTTCAAACTGCTCTCTAGTAAGAGAATATATAAACGTTTCTATATCTTCTCGAGTTTGATCCTTAGCATCCCAATAGTTAACATTATCATATATACCTTTAATATTATTCATGATAAGGTTGAATATAGTCTTACTATCCTTATTTGAAAAAATATTTACTACGTCATCAATATTAGGGTAATTAAATTCTATTCCTACTTCGGGGGTTAGCTGAATCTTATTAGAATGGTTTTCATCTTTTTCAACTTGTACATGTTCTAGACTTATAGTTGTATCTATTTTATTCCCGCATTCACAATTGATTACTACCTCTACTGTCTCTCCTATAGATTTAGATCTTAATTTTAAAAACAAATACTCTATATCAAAATGAGGTAATTCTCTTACATTTAGTTTTTGAAACGTGCAAACATCTACTAAGTCTCTCAATATCCTACTTACTTCTTTATCTTCTGCTTCGGATAAGGTTAATAATACTTTGTGTTCTTTAACTAAAAAAGGTCTGAATGTAACGTTTTTACCAGAAGATGGTAGAGTAAGCTCATACGTTGGAACGTTAAGTGTAGGTAAAGCCATAATAACTCCTAATCAATTATGCAGCTGGAGGTAGATCACTACCAGGTTGATTATTAATTTCACCTGTCTGCCAATTCCATTGTCTGTATTCCGGAGGAGGTCTTACATCTAAAGACGGTAGTTGAGGTGTAGTAATTTTTCTAGGTAAATCAGTGGGTTGCTTTTCCACAGTTTCTTGCCAATATCTGTATGCAAATAACATATTAAGCCTGTGGGTTTGGTTAGTAGCAGCATTATTTAATTCTAAAATATTCATATTTCTTGGAAAAGCTTCATAAAGTACTACTTCATGGGTGACAAAATCTTGTTCATCTAACTGTCTAATATAGATGGAAGTAATATATTCTTCTTGGTATGAAACAGTAAAGTCTATTGGGTTAACTATTAAATGCATCCAATCTTCAAAAAACTTTTTTAATCTCATATCTCTATCGATATGAAAAGAAATAGACATACCCTCTCCGCCATACTCAGTTGTTACTGGTCGTTGGTATGTTGGTCCAAAAATTTTAAATCCTTTAGTAGTAATATTTAACAAAGGGAATGAGGCCTGTTCTACCATTATACTAATATTATCGCTTTGATAGACATCCAACAACCCAATGGGTGGAGGTATCAAAACCTCAAACCTATTAGTTCTAGCAAAACTTTGTGTTTGCGCAATAGCTAAAAATTTTTGTAAATCGAAATTTGCTTGAGCCATTAAAATTGCTTTCTGGATTCTCTCCAAACATGCTGTTTAGTTCTTTTTTGAAACCTCTCAACCGGTAACATAGATGCTGTAACCCAATCAGGATATTGTATCTGCAAGAACCTGGAATTTAAATACTCATATAAGTAGTGTTTAATACATGGTTTAACAGAATCAAACTTAGATGAGCTATTTAAAATACTCCAGCTTATTTGTAATTTTGTACCTTCAGTCTTAGTATTATCATCAGCTAAATCATGTAGATAACCAAGTAACTTAAATCTTTCATTGTAAGGTAGGTAATGTAAATTCATACCTAAAAACCCGTTAGTTACTTTTTTAAATGGAATCACTAGTGGAAACTGATCCCAGTAAGGAAGAATTTCTCTGTACTTTGCTTCGTAAAGAAACATGTACATATTACCAGGTATTATACGAGATGTAGTTTCTGGTATTTGACTAAGTAGACGCTCAGGAGTAATCCCTACCAGTGCTTTTACTTGGTTCTTATACCATGTTAAAGAGCGTTCTTTACTTCCTACCTGCTCTCGGATAGATAAAAATGGGTTAGCCATACCATATTTATTACTTAATTCCTAAATCTTTCTCCGTAAGAACTAAGAACTTCATTTGATTATGCTGACAAAATTCATCAGCTGCCTTCCATTTAGCTTGATTAGTACCGTATTGAAAAACTTCATCAATAAATTTTTTAGTTTGTTTTTTTGGTACTTCTGGAGGTTTAGTGAAACGTTCAGGTTTTATTTCAACTAAGTATTTGGTCACTTTACCATGTTTATCTTGTACTCTAATATAAAAATCTACAAAATATCTATGAATTTGATTATCAACGGGTGAGCGATACGGTATAATAACTGTTTCTGATCCCCACTCTAATACTGATGGGTTAGAATCACACCATTTCATAAACTTTAGTTCCCAAGAGGAGCGATAGATTACATCCTGTAGATTACCTCGGTATTTAAAAGGGTTACTAACTCGATAGCGGCCTTTGTATGTGGTCTTGTACATGTCAGATAAATAATAAACTAATTTACTATTTATGGAGAATCATGGAAGGCGACTTCAAATCAGCTACAGATAAAGCACTTCGCGATGTTGATTCAATTACGCCTGAATTGAGTTTTGACAAGTATAATATCTCTACTACTACCTATCCTTCTGATTTGGGAGGACCGGATCTTAAACATTTTGTATTGTTCAACATAAATGTTAGAGGTAAGTCTAAATTTAAAAAAGATAATGCTGATAAAATTTTAGGTGTAGTACGTAGAGATTCTAGCTCACCGCAATTAAGTCAGGAAGCTTTAAGCGGTAAAACATTGTCTAACACCGCTGGAGTTGCTGCAGGTGTAGCAACCGGTGTAGCTGTTACAGCTTTAACATCTAAGATTGCAAAATCTATAGGAAAAACTGGTTCTACAGCTCAAGTAGTTACCAAAGCTGTAGGGGGATTGGCAGGTGCTGTAGCAGGAATTGCTGCTGCAAACTCCCCATTACTGCAACCCGATACACTAGAAAGAATTACCGATGCTATAGCATTACATTTAGAAGCACCACCATCCGTAAAATATAGTATGAATTATTCTAATAAAGATCTAGGAACATTAGTAGGTTTATTAGGATCTATTTCTTCGTCTAAAGAAGGACTAGGGGGAGAGGCAGCTGCAGCACTAGGAATGGCTTCAGCTAAAATACCTGGTATGTTTGGTCTAACAGGTGATCTATCTGCAGCGTTAGGTTCATCAGCTGGTGTTGCTTTAAATCCCTTTAAAGAAACTGTATTTGAGTCAGTAGATTTTCGCTCGTTTGGGTTTAAGTATAGATTCATGCCAAAAAATCAGCGTGAGTCTTTAAACGTTAGAAATATAATAGAAACTTTTAAATATCATATGCATCCTGAAGTTTCTGATAATAAGTTATTCTTTATCTATCCTTCAGTATTTGATATTACCTATTACTTTAATTCTACCATCAATGATTATTTTCATAGGTTTAGACCATGTGTATTAGAAAGTATGGATGTGACGTACGGGGGTGAACAATTTTCAAGTTTCCGAGATGGTAATCCTACTGAAGTAAACATGTCTTTAGTATTTAGAGAAGTAGAACTACTAACAAAAGAAAGTATTACAAAAGGTTACTAATGTATTTCGAGAACTTTCCTCTAACATATTATTCCTGCTATGATGATTTAAGTAATGTTAAAATAGTTACTAATATAACTAACCGTGTAAAAATTTCTGAAGAAGCTAAAAATAAATTAGCGTTATTTGATGAATATGATATAAGAGATGGAGAAACACCAGAAATAGTTGCAGACAAATTTTATAATAACCCCCAGCTACACTGGGTTGTTTTACATGTTAATGATATACTAGACCCTAGATTTGACTGGCCTTTGTCAGTCAATAATCTGACTAGATACTGTCAAGGTAAATATAGTAATGTAAACGGCATACATCATTATGAAGATGGTACAGGTAATGTAACCAACGGTAATGTTATAATAACTTCAAACTCTCAGTTTGGTAACTTTTATCAAGGTAATGTAATTACTAACCAAACTGGGCTAGGTACTGCTGTAATTACAACTACAACTTCCTCATCTAATATGTTTATATTAGTTACACAAGGTGGATTTAACTCAGGGGATAAAATTAATATAGTAGGCAATACTTTAAACAACGCTAACATAACAGCTACTGTTACGATTTCTGGAACCCCAGTAACTAACTACAATTATGAAGATGACCTTAACGAGAGTAAGCGTCGTATAAGGGTATTAAAGTCTGTATATGTTAATTCATTGATAAGTGATTTTAAAAAGAAACTAGAAATTTAAATGATAGGTACCGAAGGAATACAACGCGCCGGTCAAGTAGATATTCGGCAATTAACTTTAATAAGTTCTAGTAATCAAATTATTGAATTACATACTAATGGTTTTTTAGCCGAGCTGCATTTATTTGAAGATATTTTTTTAAACTATATGCATGGCTATGTGCTTATTACTGACAAAAGAAATTTAATTCAAGAATTTAATATACATGGTGAAGAATTCTTAAATGTAGAATTTAGAACCCCTTCTTTTCCAGATAATCAAGTAGTTAGAAAAACTTTTCGAATTTATAAGCTTTCAGATAGAGAAATAGTACAAGATACTAATACACAAACATATACCCTACATTTTATTTCGAATGAAATGTTTAACGATGTACTTCTTCCTCTGTTTGGATCTTATGAGGGAGACATAAAAGATGTCGTTCAAAATATCTTTGAAACTTTTGTCGCTGAATCTAGAAATTTTAACATTGCTTTAGACAAAAAAAGTGTAAGTGAGAATGAGTTTGCTACTAACTTAATTTTTTTAAACTTACCTAGTAATAAAGTTAAATTTGTATCACCCGGTTGGTCACCATTTAAATGCATTAACTGGTTAGCATCAAAATCTATTTCTAGTGAGACTCAAGCTAAGAACTTCTTATTTTTCGAATCTAACAAAAATTTTTATTTCGGTTCTATTGAAAATATATTTAAAGAGGTGAGCGAAAATAATTTACTTTTTGGAGAGTATACAGTTGCTGTTTCTAATATAGACTCTAAAGATAAAAACCGTGAGATGTTTATAGCCAAAGATGTAAAGATGGTGGAGACTGTAGATTATATAAAAAATTATTCTAGTGGTTACATAGGTAATAGATTGATTTACCTAGATGTTTTTAATAAAGACTACCAGCTTATCGATTATGATCATGTTGAAAATTATAAAAAAACCTATCATTCTTCAGGATTAAAAAATGCTATACCTGTCTTTAACCCAGAGACAGCTAAAACATTTGCTAGTAATATTAGTTTTTATCCAAAAAATCCAAAATTGTTTGATAATTTTGAAGGCAATATAAACGAGAAGATGGGTGATATTCATGGTAATCGTCTGTCAAGTTTATTAGAGTTAGGTTTAATGAAAATGGATATGACTATTCCTGGTAGAACAGATGCTGAAGTAGGCTGTGTATTAAAATTTAATTTCCCCGCAGTTAAACCTGCTTCAGAAGAAGATAAAGCAGTAGATAATATAGATAAGCTGTATTCAGGTAATTATTTAATAACTGCTATAAGGCACGTAGTAACCAGTCAGTCCCATGAAATGATTTTACAAGTAGTCAAGGATTCATTATATGTTGATAACAGTAGCTCAGATTTTGTAGATTATGCAGAAAATCTTTAATAGAGATGGGTTCAATTGGTGGATAGGTGTGGTAGAAGACCGCATGGATCCAGAAAAATTAGGACGTGTTCGTGTAAGAATATTTGGATATCATACAGATAATAAAACCATACTGCCAACCAATAACTTACCTTGGGCAGTTCCTATTCAACCAATTACATCAGCAGCTATATCTGGAATTGGATCTTCACCGCTTGGACCTGTTGAGGGTACATGGGTTGTTGGTTTCTTTTTAGACGGTGAAGATATGCAGCAGCCAGCTGTGTTTGGAACTATTGCTACAAAAGCAGCCAAGCTCGCATTTAAGAGTGTGGAAGAAAAACCTACTATCGTCAACCCTAACGATGGTATACTTAGAGATAGTCAAGGTCAGCCAGTAACAGATAGTCAGGGTGAACCTATAAGGAGTGGTACTCCTAAAATTGAAGGATGGGAGTTAGGTCAGACATCAGAGCGGTATGAATCTGGAGGTAAGGGCCCAGGTACTATTAATAATTATTTAAATTCAGGAGATCTAGGTGGTGCGTCTTATGGAACATATCAGTTTGCTTCTTATCTACCAGAAAAAATGCCCAATGGTAACTCAAGACCGTCTGCAAAAAATTCACCCGTGCTTCAATTTATAAACAACTCAAAATTTAAATCTGAGTTTGCTAACTTAGAACCAGCTACACCGTCATTTGATTCTAAGTGGAAAGAAATTGCACAGCGCTCGCCTAAAGAATTTAAACAAGATCAACATGACTATATTCAGAAAAAATATTATGATGTTGCGGTTGCTAATTTAAAACGCGCAGGTTTAGATATGAGTACCTATGGGCCTGCAGTACAAGATCTTATATGGTCAGGTGCTGTACAATTCGGACCAGCTAATATATCAGCATTTAAAGAAACCCTATCAGGTAAAAGTCAATTATCAGACAAAGATATAGTTACTTTAGTGAGTGAGTGGAAAATTAAGAATGTAGATATATTATTTAAATCTAGCTCACAAAATATAAGAGAAGGGGTTAGAACTCGATACCAGAGTGAGAAACAAGCTCTGTTAGGATTAATAGCATGAGTAATCAAACTATAAATTCAGTTCAAATTTCTTTAGAAGAAAAAATTTACAATGAGATTCGCACATTGGTTCCTGGGGTACCTGCTGTTACATTAAGAAACATTGCAAACAATGTAGCTACTGAGTACTCTAACGATATGGTACAAGATGTTAATTTAAGTACCAATAAACAGTTAAATGAAATACCTAAGAATATTACAGGACCTATAAACCCTGTTAATCTTACTAATTCTAATAATGGGCCTCAAGATATATTTAATAATGTTCAAAATATTATACAAACCCAGCATGCATCTTCTTATACAGATAAAGTATCTTCATCTGTAATTAATCAATTAAAAAATCTTCTACAACCGGGTCAACTTAATAACCTTAACTTAAACAACCTTAATAATAATTTACCATTAAACCTGTCTTCTACTATTTCTTCCACTATTAATACTGCATTAAATGGTAGTCTTGCTTCTACTTTTAGTACAAGAAATAATATACCAGAATTTATACCCGGGGTAAGCAACTTATTTGAAAATAACGATAGTAATACAGCTCTAGAAAAAATAGACGAGCAGTTTAATATTTCTTCAGCTTCACAAGCTTTAGTAGAAGCCCAGCAGTTTAAATTAAACAACACAGAAAATAATGAAAAGTTGGAAGTTTTATCTAAAGGATTTACAGACCCACAAGCAAATTACCCTACTAAAGAGTATGTTGGTATATCAGAGACTAATAAACTAGCTCAAGGTGATGTACGCGGAACAATAGTTCAGAAAAAAAATAATGAAAGAATGATAGGAGCTAAGTTACCTTACGGTGAATCTTGGGATCAGCCAGAATCTCCGTACAGAGGTGAGTACCCTTACAATAAAGTAACACAAACAGAATCCGGTCATATTATAGAAGTCGATGATACCCCGGGGTCTGAAAGGTTACATGTTTATCATAAGTCTGGAACCTTTATTGAAATTGATGCTAATGGATCTATAGTAAAACGTGCAAAAGGTTCATCTTATGAAATTATAGATAGAAATGGAAAAATTTCAATTGCAGGTAAAGCTGATATTTCTATAAACGGCGCGTGTAATATATTTGTTGGTAATGATGCTAATATAGAAGTGGAAGGTGATGTAAACCTAACCTGCCATAATGATATCACTGCACAAGCTGGTGGTACGCTTAATATGTCAGCTAAGGAAGAAATAAACTTTACTAGTTCTAAAGTTAATATAGAAGCCTATGAAGAATTAAATATGAAGGGTAATGTAGCTCTTAATTTACATTCTTCAAATGTGATTCACATGCATAGTAATGCAGATATTAAAGTAGAAACTGTCTCCTCTTATTATTTAAAATCCAGTGATAGCTTGTATTTCGAAACACTCAATGAAACTCATTTAAAAAGTGCGGGTGATTTGCATTTAGACACTGATAGTAAAATTTATCTTGATTCAGGGACAGCTGATTCTAGTACATCTAGTATAATAGCAGGATCTTCTAATATAGGTATTCTGTCAGGAAGAAAAGATATATTCGATAATACTTTACCTGACCCCCAGCCTTTAACATTAGCCGATAATAAATCACTATTATTAGAAGAAGAAACGCAGTCCACTAGTAACTATAACCAACAAAAAACTGTTATCATTACATCCGGATATGCTACGGCATCTGATATAGATAGCACTCCTGTTGTTATCTCTTCTGAAACACCTAGTTCATCTCAGTCAATAATAGTTATACCAGATGATAAGCTATTGACTGTTAATCAATTACCAGGTAATTATAACCTATCTCCTAATTTTACAGTAGAATCATTATCAAGTAAAGCAGCCGTAACTAAAGATGTGATAAGAGCGCATAGCAGTTTTAGTTACGGTTCAATTGTTTATAACTTACAAGGAATAGCGCTTAATATATTAGAACCTATAAAAAAGGTTTACCCTGATATGTTTGTGACATCAGCATTCAGAGACCCTGGCAATAGTTCTAATTCTTCTACCTCTCAGCATCCTAAAGGTCAAGCTGTTGATATACAGTTTAAAGGTGCTAATAGGGAAGACTACTATGATCTTTCTATAAAAATTGCTAAGATTATTAAATACGATCAATTAATTTTGGAGTATTGCAATTATACAAAAAATCCTTGGATACATATTTCATTCTCAGTAGAAAAGAATAAAGGTCAAATCCTTACATTCTTTAATCATAAAAAACATTCTGATGGATTATCTAACTTAGCTTAAGAGGGTATATGCCGCACATTTCTATTTTCGGTGATTCATTATCTACGTATGGTGGATTAATCCTACCTCCTGGAGCTAACGCTTATTTAGAAGCAAGTTATATTTTAGATAACGGTAATGGTAATGTTTTAACCGCTATATCTTCCGCTTATCCTAGTTATACTATTAACAATATAAGCCGAGGTGGTATGACTACCGATGAAGCTTTAACAGGGGTACAAACTTATGTCGGCCCTGGTCTGCCTAATCCTTTCGGGTCCCACGTAACTATCACTGGGTATCTGTCTAATGTAAGACCTAATATTGCAGTAGTAAGATATGGGGTTGCTGATGCTATTCTAATGAATAATGCTAATGCAACTTTAAAAAATATTAATACCATAGTTAATCACGCAAAAAGTTTGAATGTAGAAGTTATTTTAATAGGTTGTAACCCTATAGTAGAAGCTACAAGTGCGGCTTACGCAGGTCCATTACCTGCTGTAAGCACCGCTACAGTTACTGTTAATGATGCAATACAAGCCAATCTTCATTTAAAAGCTATAAATGATAATATAAAATTTATAAATCCAAGACATGCAAATATTATGGACTTAGTTTTTCCCGATGGAGTACATCCCTTTAATACTTATGGTAAAGTTATAACAGAAGAGATTTCGTTTCAGGCCCAAAGTCTAACCAAATTTGGTAGAAGAAGCAACGTACGGATTACTCAACAATAATGCCTGGGATTGCTTTCATAGGTAGTAGAGATTCAAGAAACGATACTAAAAATCAAGGTAGTACTACTGTATTTGCAAATGGATTAGGGGTGGTTAGATTAGGAGATCAAGATACCAGAGGTGATTCTATGGTAGAAGCTAGCTCTACTGTGTATGCCAATGGTATAAGAGTATGTAGAGTAGGGGATAAAGACTCTAGAAACGATACTATCACAACAGGTAGCTCGACAGTGATTGTCGGGGGATAAATATTTGCATGGCTAGAAATACGCGCACATTTACAGATTTTAATCTACTGTTTTCCAGACACCCTGTATCTGGAGATTTGAATATTAAGTCCGATGAAGAAGCAATAAAAGCTTCTCTTCGTAATCTTATTTCAACTAAAAATTATGAGAGACCATTTCACCCAGAAATAGGTTGTCAGCTTTTCAGTATGTTGTTTGAAAATTTTACCCCAGTTACTGTACAGATTATGAAAAAAACTGTATTTGATACAGTTAGAAAATTTGAGCCTAGAGTATCTGTGTTAGATGTAAAAATAAGGGATAATCCCGGAAACAATCGTATTGATATGGATATTATTTTTAAAATTAATAATAGCGATAGACCTATCACACTTTCTACGTATATAACCCGAGTAAGATAATGGCCAATTTAAGAGTAGCAGAGTTAGATTTTGATGCTATCAAAACTAATTTAAAAACCTTCTTACAATCTCAAGATCAGTTCACTGACTACGATTTCGAAGGTTCTAGCCTGTCGGTCTTATTAGATATTCTAGCATACAATACTCATTATAATGCTTATGTAGCTAACATGCTGATGAATGAAATGTTTTTAGATTCTGCAGTTAAACGAGCATCTGCAGT